ATATGCCGGAAGTTAAATATCTTTCACCAGAGCCATTAGTAAATTATGAAGATCTTAGTTTAACAAAGTATCCTAACGTACATTTCGTAGGAGATGCTTTATCTGCTCGTGGTATAACAGTTTCGGGAGCGCATGGAGTTTATGTAGCAGAAAGTTTTTTAAAATAAATAAATAAAATAAAAGTTATGAAAATAGGATTTTGTGGAACAATTTCAGTAGGTAAAACTACATTAGTTAATGCTTTAAAAGAATTACCAGAATTTGCAGATTATCATTTTGCAACAGAACGTTCAAAATATTTACGTGATTTAGGTATTCCTTTAAACACAGATTCAACATTAAAAGGTCAACTTATATTTTTAGCTGAACGAGCTAGTGAATTACTTCATAAAGATATGATAACAGATCGTACAGTAATTGATGTTATGGCATTTAGTCATTTATCAATTACTATTCCATTTTTTATATCTGCTGATTTAAATAAAGCTGTATCTGAATTAATACGAGATTATGATTATATATTTTATGTTTCACCTGAAGGTGTAGAATTAGAAGATAATGGAGTTCGTGTAGTAGATTCTGAATATAGAATGGAACTTGATAAAACTATTAAACAATTACTAGAACAACATAAATTTAAACTTAATTCTCTTAAAGGATATTCTGAACTATCAGGTACTACCGAGGAAAGAATACAAAAAATTAAACAAGTAATGTCCCTTTAATATTTATTAATAAAATACAATATGAAACAGACTCGATTACTTGAAATTATACGTGAAGAAATAAGTGAAGCAGTAAATGCATTAGTAACCACTAAAACAGGTGAAACTAAAACTATGCCATACGAAACTCCAGAAGATAAAGCAGGCATTTTAATCCTTAAAAAAGATAACAATATTAAAAATATTGAAACTACAGCAGGTGTAAATATTAAAGAAGATGATTTAAATGAAGTTCCTGATTTTGGAGGTAGATATGATCAACAAGTAGCAGCAAAATATGGTGAAGATCAAACACTAGAAGATGCTACAAAAGATATAACAGATGAAATACTTAAAGATATGGGTGTTTCAAGAGATGACCTTAAAAAAGATGCAGATAAAGCAAAAGACGTACTTAAAGCTATCCGCTCTAAAGTAGTTGGTAAAGCTAGGGACCCAAGAGTTGCTAAAGCTTTAGAAAAACAAGAAGAATTTGATGATTCAGGTAATGCCCTTCAAGCAAACCAAACAAATAATGCAATTTTAAAAGCACTAGGATTAAAAGAACCAGGACAACGTGGTAGAAAAGCGAGTGAAAAATCTGAACCTAAAGAAAAATCTACTAAAGCAAAAGCAGAAAAATCACCTAAAGCAGAAAAAACAGCTACTCTTACAAAGGGAGATGATATATTTGATACAGTAGAATATTCAGATGATGAAGGATCAGCAGAAGCAATGAAAGCAGCAGGTAGTGATGAAACAGCAAAAGAATTAAGTAGCACACCTGAAGAAAAGAAAGTTAAATTTAACCAATTTTTAGCATCTGTTAAAAAAAATAAAGACGATAAAGCTAAAATTGATGGTATTTTAAAACTAGCAAAAGATAAATTTAAATTCTCTAAAACAATGATGGATGATTTAAAACGTGCTGCTGGTAGAGAAGTAGAAGTATAATGAAAAATAAAATATTTCAAATAAAGTTATCCCATCTTATCATAGGTGGGATACTTTTGTTGTTAACAATATTTTTACTTAAATGCAATTTTACTCCAACATTTATCAACACATATGATAAAGAAAAAAAGGAAATAGATAGTTTACAAGTTGAAATTAGTAAATTAAAAAAATCACAACTTGAATTAAATAAAGATATAGATAAACAAATATTAATTACAGATTCATTAAATAAAGAAATTAAAATTACAGAAAAAGAGCTAACACAAACACGCACATATTATGCTAACAAAATTAAAAATATCAATAGTTCTTCTCCTTCTGAGCTTAACGAGTTTTTCACAGAAAGATACAAGTAAAATTTGCTTTCCATATAGTAAAGCAAAACAAATAGCAATTGACTTAGTTAGGGGAGATTCAGCTATAACAGAATTAAAAATCACCCATAAATTAGTTTGGCAATTAAACGAAAAAATTAGTACTCAAGATAGTACTATTACACTTTACATAGTTAAAGAACAAAATTATATTAGTCAAATAAACAATTACGATAAAATTTCTACTAAAAAAGACGAGATAATAACAGGTCTTGAAAAAGATGTTACTAAATTAACTAAGAAAAATAATCGTTTAAAAACAGGACTTAAATACCTTGGTGGGGGATTCGTGGCTTCCATACTTACTATTATTACCTTGACATTAATTAAGTAATGGCTGAAGATCTAAAAAAAGCGATAAGAGAAGAATATGTAAGATGTGCAACATCTCCGGCATATTTTATGAAAAAGTATTGCTATATTCAACATCCAAAACGTGGTAGAATTCAATTTAATCTTTACCAATTTCAAGAAAAAGTATTAACTTTATTTCAAGAAAATCCTTACTCAATGGTTTTGAAATCTAGGCAACTAGGAATTTCAACTTTATGTGCGGGTTATTCTTTGTGGATGATGATTTTTCATCAAGATAAAAATATACTTTGTATTGCTACAAAGCAAGAAACAGCTAAAAACATGGTTACCAAAGTAAGGTTCATGTATGAAAGTTTACCTTCTTGGCTTAAAGAAAAAGATAAACCTACCGAAGACAATAAATTAACATTACGTTTAAAAAACGGATCTCAAATTAAAGCAACAGCAGCCTCCAGTGATGCAGGTCGTTCAGAAGCCGTTTCTCTGCTAATTATAGATGAGGCCGCATTCATTAACAATATTGGAGAAATATGGGCTTCAGCACAGCAAACATTAGCTACAGGTGGTGGGTGTATTGCTTTATCTACTCCTTATGGTACCGGTAATTGGTTTCATCAAACATGGGTTGCTGCCGAAATGGCAGAAAACAGTTTTTTACCAATTAGATTACCTTGGCAAGTTCACCCTGAACGAGATCAAGTATGGAGAGATAGACAAGATTCTGACTTAGGAATCAGAATGGCAGCACAAGAATGTGACTGTGACTTTTCTACATCTGGAGATACTGTATTTTATCCTGACGATATAACATTTTACGAAAAAACATTTATAAAAGATCCATTAGAAAAACGTGGAGTAGACCAAAATCTATGGATTTGGGAACCTGCAGATTATTCAAAAAATTATTTAATTGCGGCTGATGTAGCTCGAGGAGATGGAAAAGATTATTCTGCGTTTCACATATTTGATGTAGAAACATTTACACAAGTAGGGGAATATAGGGGACAAATTGGCACAAAAGAATATGGTCATATGCTAGTAGGTATGGCTACAGAATATAATAATGCTTTACTTTCAGTAGAAAATTCTAATATAGGATGGTCTACTATTCAAACTATTTTAGATAGAGGTTACCAAAATTTCTACTATTCACCTAAAGGTGGAAATATGAGTACAGATTCGTATTTTGATCCATATATGGATACAAGTAGAATGACACCTGGATTCTCTATGACTACAAATACTCGACCTATTGCTATTGGTAAATTTCAAGAAGCAATACAAGATAAAGGAGTTACTTTTTACTCTAATCGATTACTAGAGGAAATGAAAGTATTTATATGGAGAAATGGTAGAGCAGAAGCCCAATCAGGCTACAATGATGACTTAATGATGGCGTTTGCTATAGGTTGTTATTTACGTGATACCTCATTTAAATTTAGACAGTCAAATATGGATATGACTAGAAGTATGCTTAACGCTATATCAACTAATTCCTCTAAATATTCGGGTGGATATTCTTCTGGAGCAGCATATGCAGACAAATATAATAACAATCCATTTAATATTGATAACCCTTATTCAAACGAACAAGAAGATATTTCTTGGTTACTTTAAAAACAAATCATGGCAGACACAGGCTTATTTAAAAGATTACAACGTTTATTTTCAACTGATGTTATTATCCGAAATGAAGGAGATAATAAACTAAAAGTATTTGACATCAACAAAATACAAGTTTCAGGAGAATATGAAACGAATTCCCTAGTAGACCGATTTTCTAGAATATTTACAAACTCAAATACTTCAATTTATGGATACCAAAGTAGTTTCAACTATCAAACAATACGCCCTACGCTTTATTCTGAATATGACTCAATGGATACAGATGCTATTGTCGCCTCTGCTTTAGATATAATTGCTGATGAAAGTACATTACGTAATGATATGGGAGAAGTACTTCAAATACGTAGCTCCGATGAAGATGTACAAAAAATACTATACAATTTATTTTACGATGTATTAAATATAGAATTTAATCTATGGCCATGGGTTAGAAATATGTTGAAATATGGAGATTTCTTTTTAAAATTAGAAATAGCAGAAAAATTTGGTGTATATAATGTTATCCCATACAATGCATTTCACATTGAAAGACAAGATGGATACGATAAAGAACACCCTGCATCTATAAGATTTAAATTTGATCCAGATGGAATTACAGCTGCCTCAAGTTATGGATTTTACAATGTTCCAAACTCTGCAAACCAAGCAAATGCTATTTATTTTGATAATTATGAAATGGCTCACTTCCGTTTATTAACGGATACTAACTTTTTACCTTATGGTAGATCTTACCTAGAACCAGGACGTAAATTATTTAAACAATACACTATGATGGAGGATGCAATGCTAATCCATAGAATTGTTAGAGCACCAGAAAAACGTATATTTTATATTAATGTAGGAAATATTGCACCTGCTGAGGTAGAAAACTTTATGCAGAAAACGATTTCAAAAATGAAACGTACTCCATACATTGATCAAGAAACAGGTGATTACAATTTAAAATACAACATGCAAAACTTGCTTGAAGATTTTTATATTCCTGTTAGAGGAACAGATCAAGCAACTAAAATAGATAATTTAGGTGGTTTACAATATGATGGAATTCAAGATGTTGAGTATTTAAGAGACAAATTATTTGCTGCTTTAAAAGTACCTAAAGCATTTATGGGTTATGAAAAAGATTTAACTGGTAAAGCTACATTAGCCGCAGAAGATATTCGTTTTGCTCGTACAGTTGAACGCATACAACGCATTATGGTGTCTGAATTAACTAAAATCGCATTAGTACATTTATACGCGCAAGGATACACAGATGAGAGTTTAACTAATTTTACTCTTTCTTTAACAACTCCATCAATTATTTACGATCAAGAACGTATTGC